AAAGCATCCACAGTTAGAGCCCAAACGCAATATCACGGAGCCACAGGCCTTGTATCAACCTCGACCAGAGTCTCGTTTGTACGTTACAGTCTATGTAGGCTTGACTTCGGACTCTTCGTTTGCGAGCATTGGGATGCAGCCAATGCCGTATTCCAAACAATTGGTGGCAGCCGGTGTGCTGTCTCCTGTAACCACGTTGATCACATGAACTACGCTGAACTCACTGTTGCGATTGCGGACTACACCGAGAACACGTTCACGGCGACGGAGCTTGCTATTTTTGTTGAGCAGGCCGAGCAACGCATCTACAGCATGGTGCAGTTGGCTAATCTGCGTAAAAATCAAACCGGTACGATTACTTCAGGCAACAAGTATTTGTCGGCACCTAATGATTATTTGTCCACTTATTCTTTGGCGGTATATACCTACGCCACCCCCACGGCTACAGGCACTTCTGCGGCATTCACTATTACGGTGAGCAGTGCAACGGACATAGCGGTTGGCCAAATAGTAACGGGTTCAGGTATCGGCGCAGGTGCGCAGGTGACGGTCATTAACGGCACAACAATCACCTTGTCTGTGGCCAATAGCGGCACTGTATCGGGGGCAATGGTGTTCCAAGGGGACTATTTGTACTTGTTAAACAGGGATGTCAACTTTATTCGTGAGGTATACCCAAACCCTGCCAGCACCGATGAACCCAAGTACTACGCCATTTTTGGACCTCAATCAAATGACGTAAATGAGTTGTCGTTCATTCTTGGTCCTACGCCTGATAAAACCTACAAAGTCGAGTTGCACTATTACTACTATCCCGAATCCATCGTGACTGCGGGAACCACATGGCTAGGGGAAAACTTTGATTCTGCATTGCTTTATGGCTCGTTGGTCGAAGCATATACATTTATGAAGGGCGAGCAGGACATGATGGCGTTGTACGATGCCAAGTACAAAGAAGCGATGGCGCTTCTGAAGAACTTGGGCGATGGCAAACAACGGGGCGACACTTATCGTGATGGCCAAGTCAAGGTTAGGGTCCAGTAATGATTACAGCAGGACTCACAACCAGTTTCAAAAAAGAGGTTTTGCTGGGCATACACGATTTAGACACCGATGTCTTAAAGGTTGCCCTGTACACATCCAGTGCTGATTTAGGCCCCGATACGGCTGTGTACTCAACGACCAATGAGGTCTCGGGCACCGGCTATACAGCAGGGGGCGAGGTGATATTGAACGTCATTGTCCAGCAAGGCAACGGGACGGGATATGCCACCTTTGACGATCCCTCATGGCCGGGCGCAAATTTCACCACCCGTGGCGCATTGATTTACAACTACACCAAGGGCAACAAGTCGATTGGTGTGTTCAATTTTGGTACTGATCAAACAATGGCCAATCAAGGCTTCACCATTCAGTTACCAGCGGATAATCCTGAAACTGCTGTAATTCGGATCATTTAAGGAGAAAAGAATGCTGGTAACGACAACAAAAGGTGAAATGGACGATTCCTTGCTTGAAAAGCTGGAAGGTACCGTGGACAATGACAATGAATTGACCACTTGGGTGGAATATTGGCTGGACGGAGAACTTGTCCACCGCTCTGCACATGTGACATTGAAAAAAATGCCGCCAATTGGTGGTGAAGCAGCCTCAATCGGTTAAAGGAGAACTAAATTGGCAAATACTCAAGCAATGTGCACTTCGTTTTTGGGTGAAGTGCTGACCGCAACCCACAATTTTGGTACTGCGCCGATTCGTGCGGCTACTACAGCCGACACCTTCAAGGCGGCCCTGTACTTGACTTCCGCCACCATCAATGCAAGCACTACGGCTTACTCCGTCACAAATGAAGTGTCGGGGACCGGGTATACCGCTGGTGGCGTGACAGTTACCAACGCAACAGCACCCTTGGCGAGTAATAGTTCTGCCACTGCGGGCGTGGCGTATTGGACCCCATCGGCGAGCATTACATACACAACGGTGACGCTGACTACAGCGTTTGATACTGTGTTGATATACAACTCCACCCAGAGCAACAAATCTGTTAGCGTCCACACATTTGGTTCTCAGACCATCACTGCGGGCACTTTCACCTTGACCATGCCCTCGAATACCACGTCCACCGCCCTGTTGCGCTTGGCCACCACCTAAAGGTAGCTCATGTCTCTCGGATGGGGCGACGATACGTGGAGTAGCGGCCCTTGGGGTGGAGGGACGGTATATCCAACAGGGAATCAGGCTGATGGCGCTGTTGGAGCAGCTTCGCCTGAGCGAATTGTTGCCCTTACTGGTGTTTTGGCTTCTGGAAACGTCGGGGATGTTGTTGAAACAAACAACCCAACGGAAGATGGCAACATTGCTTACGGAGAAGTTGGCAGTGTAGCAAGCTCCCTTGTAGTCGCTTTGTCCGGTGTCCCCGCGTCTGGGGAGGTGGGAACTGTTACACACGGCAAAGAATTGCCGCTAAGTGGTAATGCAGCAAGCGGCGAGGTGGGAACGGTTTCCCGGGGTGAAACATTACTTGCGTTGACAGGGAATCTGGCATCTGGAAATGTCGGGATAGTTATTGGAGACAAGAGCAAGGCGCTGACAGGAGCGGAAGCCACCGGCGCAGTTGACACCGTTATCCCAAGTGTGTCGCTTGAGCTGACGGGGGACCTTGCTTATGGCTACCCCGGTGGTGTGATTGTCCCGTTGAGCAGCAACCAAGCGGATGGCGCGGTGGGTTCCGTCATTGCTGACAGGGTTATTGAGCTAACCGGTAACTCGGCTGCTGCTGCGGCAGGGTCGGTTGCAAAAGGGCCAACAACATTTGCTTTAACTGGAAATCAGGCCTTAGGGTCAACAGGAACCTTAATTGCAGTTTATTGGGCAATCATAGATGACAGCCAGACCGCAAACTGGCAAAATATCAGCAATCCGCAAACTCCCGGTTGGACCGACATTGTGAATGTTGAAACGGCGGACTGGGAAGAAGTTGTAACTTGAGGTAAACCATGACGACTGCATACACATCACTTTTGGGGCTGGCGCTTCCGGTTACAGGGGAACTTTCTGGAACTTGGGGCGACACGGTCAATAATTCGATCACAGGCCTTTTAGACACGGCTATAGCGGGAACCACCACCATAAGTTCTGATGCAGACGTAACCCTGACAACAACTACTGGGGCAGCAAACACCTCACGTCAGGCAATTCTTCTGTGGACGGCGGGTGGGACAACCCTGCGAACAATCACTGCGCCAGCGCAGTCAAAGACCTATGTGGTCATCAACAAGACCTCCAGCACTCAGTCAATCAAGCTGGTGGGCGTTGGTCCAACAACCGGTGTCACGATCATTGCAGGTGAATCTGCTGTTTGCGCTTGGAACGGCGTTGACTTTATCAAGACCAGCTCAACGATTGCAAATGCGGCCGGATCAAACACTCAAGTCCAATTTAACAACTCAGGCGTTCTGGGTGGCTCCGCCAACCTTACTTGGAACGGCACAACGCTTGCGGTAACAGGCGTTTTAACTGCAAGTGCTGATTCCACATTCTCCTCAACTGGTGCATTAATCATCAGCAAGGGAACCACTGGACAGCGTCCTACACCAGCAAGCGGAATGCTTCGCTTCAACACCACCACAAGCGAGTTTGAGGGCTACAACGGCACTGCATGGGCATCTGTAGGTGGCGCGGCACTGAGCAACGACACAAGCACAGCGACAAACGTCTTCCCACTGTTTGCAAACGCAACAACTGGAACAGCATCAACCCTGTTCACAGGCAACGCCAAGCTGTTGTACAAGCCAAGCACTGGTGAGTTTCAAGCATCAGTTCCTGTTGCGTTGAATGGTATTGTGGTGAACAGCCAAACCGTTTCAACAAGCTACACGATTGCGGCAGGGTATTCGGGAATGTCAGCAGGGCCTGTAACTGTGGCGAGTGGTCAAGCGGTGACAGTCAGTTCAGGTTCACGCTGGGTTATCCAGTAAAAAGGAAAAGATATGGCAAGCGTTGTTGTAAATGGAGATACAAGCGGGGCGGTAACGCTATCTGCACCTGCGGTAGCGGGTACGGTGACTGTGACCTTTCCGTCCGCAAGTGGAACGATGCTGACTACGTCATGTTCGACAGGGGTAAGTGGTAGCGCAATTTCTTCTGGTACTGTTGCCGAAGCTTATGGTGGCACTGGAACTTCAACTGGCTACTATGGCTTCAAGAACCGTTTCATAAATTCTGCAATGGTGATTGACCAAAGGAATGCGGGGGCTTCTACAACTCCTACAGCAAATGGAACATATAATTTAGACCGTTGGCGTGCTTCATTATCACAAGCAAGCAAGTTCAGTATTCAGCAAAGCTCTACTGTTCCTTCAGGATTTACCAAATCAATCATTTGCACCTCTTTATCTGCATATACTGTTGGAGCTAGTGAAAACTTTAACATTCAGCAATGTATTGAAGGTTTTAATATTGCAGATTTAGGATGGGGCTCTGCTGGAGCATCAACTGTAACATTATCATTTTGGGTGCGTTCTAGTTTAACTGGAACTTTTGGCGGTTCTTTACGAAATAATGACTACAATCGTTCTTATCCCTTTGCATACACAATTTCTTCTGCAAACACTTGGGAACAAAAAACAGTAACGATTGCTGGTGATACGACAGGAACTTGGAATACAGATAGCAATGGTGGTTTGTGGGCTACATTTAGTCTTGGCGCAGGTTCAAGTGTTTCAGGAACATCAGGAGCTTGGGCTGCTACTAATTACGCTTCAGCCACAGGCGCTGTATCAGTAGTCGGCACAAACGGCGCTACTTTCTACATCACAGGTGTCCAGCTAGAAAAAGGCTCAACAGCAACAAGTTTTGATTACAGACCTTACACCACCGAGCTTCAGCTTTGCCAACGTTATTTTGAAAAAGGTAAAGGTGACGCTAGGGGAGCTACAAACGCCAGTAGTCAGGTCGGCAATGAAATAAATTTTAGAGTAACAAAAAGAGCCTCAGCTACGATTGTAATCACTACTATCTCTGGAAGCCCACTATCAAATGATCCAAATGAAAATAGCTTTTTGTTTTATGGAACAACAACTCAAAATAATGGAACTTGGACAGCATCAGCGGAGTTATAAAAATGTACAAAGAAAAAATTAACATATTTGGCGGCAATCCTGTAAGTGTCATTCGTACAGAAGATGGCGCTTGCATTCCCTTTGACCCCGCCAACACAGACTACCAAGCCTACCTAGCATGGCTTGCAGAGGGCAACACACCAGAGCCAGCAGATGAGGAGAACACATAATGACACCTCACAGCGTTTATTGGATACACCACCCTACCCACACTGATATGTTCAGTCAGGGGTACATTGGTGTGTCTGTGGATGCTGAGAAAAGGTTTGCTCAACATTCCAAAAGCACTCAAAACAAACATTTTGCAAATGCCATAAAGCTTTATGGATGGGATGTTCTTGTCAAAAATCAAATTTTAATTTCAGACGAGCAGTATTGTTTGATGATTGAGGAAAAGTTACGTCCAGAAAAAGGTATTGGTTGGAACATTGCAAAAGGCGGTGGCAAGCCCCCAATAAATAGATGGAACGCCGGTACGGTTGGAGTGGTCAAAGCGTGGAATAAGGGCGTTCCAATGTCTGAAAAGACAAAACTTGTATTAAGTAAGGCTTTAAAAGGCATCAAGCACAGCCCAGAGCTTTACAAGAGGCAAGGCTTAAATAGGTCTGGTGAAAAAAATGTTTGGTTTGGAAAAAAGTTTTCTGATGAGTACAGGAAGAAGCTGTCTTTGGCAAAGCTTGGCAAGCCATCTCATCGCAAGGGAATTAAGCACACGCAAGAATCAATTGAAAGAATTCGAGCCACCAAAGTAAAGCAGGGATGCACTCTTACGGAAGAGGGAAGAAAAGCAATTTCCCTTTTCAACACTGGAAGAAAACATGAGCTTGTAACTTGCCCCCATTGTGGAAAAATTGGCGGCGTAACGGCGATGCCAAGATGGCACTTCGATAACTGTAAGGAGAAATAAATTGACATCGACCATAAATGCATCTTTGAGTGCTGGAATTGTTACCACTGCCGACACCAGCGGCGTGTTGGCGCTTCAGTCAAATGGTACGACTGCGTTATCCACAAGCGGTGCTAACGTGACGATTGCTGGCACTCTAACAACAGCGGCACAAAGCATCGCCAAAGCATCTATGCCATCGGGTTCTGTGTTGCAAGTGGTTAATGCAAATTATTCAACTGCTGTTACAAATAACACTAGCACGTTAGTTTCAACAGGGTTAACTGCATCAATTACACCAACAAGTGCAACTAGTAAAATATTAGTTATTGCAAGTGTTGCTGGAATATTTAAAACTACAAACAATACGGCTGTTACTTTACAGCTATATAAAAATTCTGGAAATATATTCCAATTTGCACTTACTGGGCTGGCTAATAATTCAACTGCAAATAATGGCGGTTCTATATCAACTAGTTTTTTAGATTCGCCAGCAACTACTTCATCAACTTCCTATACAGTTTATTTTGGAAGCCAACAAAATAATGTTGGTACTACTGTGCAACTTAATGGAGATACATCAACCATTACCCTTTTGGAGATTGCGGCATGAACAAGCACAAAGCAATTATTGCAACTTATCCAAATGTTGCGGTCATCCGTGGTGACGATGCTTTTGACGCTGACGGCAACCCCGTTGCTTATGACGAAGCTACAGTCCAAACCTACATTGAGGTTAA